GCTATAGAGGAAAAATAATGAACATACCAGCATTCCCCGCCATGCATTACGACTTGGCAGACAACGAGCATGGGTTGACTATGCGTGACTACTTTGCGGCTAAGGCTTTACCAATGGCAATTCAAGAGATGAACGAGGCTGAATCGTATGACTTAAATGATGCGGCCACGATGGCTTATCACTATGCAGATGCCATGATGAAAGCGAGGGATAAAGATGAAACGTGAAGAAATATTTGATCTAGCAGAAAAGGCCTGTCTTGGCTTTGTCCGTCACGCAAGTGAAAAGGATATCGAGAAGTTTGAGCAACTGGCTAGGCTAATCTTGCAGCATTACCGCAAGGCTACTCTAGACACTATCGATGCCCTGTTTGATTCAGAGGATCCTAATCCAATGTATCAGACGGCCTATAACCATGCGCTGATCCATATGCAAGAGTTCATCATCAACATGGAGAAGCAATGAGTAACTACACGGGATTGGCTAATGCAATAGATGCTGATGCACCTCATGTTGGAGGCAACATTGTAGAGGGTGATCCGTTTACTTATGCGCCCTCTGTTTGGGACTACTTGATTCGTAGATTTGCACTGACATCAGTTTTGGATTTAGGTTCAGGACTTGGATACTCGGCTCAATACTTTCACAATCAAGGACTTCAAGTGTTGGCGGTAGATGGCATGGAGGAAAACTGTTTAGGCGCCATCTATCCCACTGTTCAGATCGACCTGACTAAATCAAAAGTCTTGGCCAGTGTCGATCTGGTTCACTGTCAAGAGGTGGTAGAGCATATTGAGGAGAAGTATGTGCATAACCTTTTGTCTTCTTTGGCTTGCGGTAAGTTCATTGTCATGACGAATGCATTGAAGGGGCAAGGTGGGCATCACCATGTCAATGAGCAGCCTACCGAATACTGGATAAACCACCTTCGTAAATACAATTACGAGGTGCTTGCCGAGGACACCAGTAGGGTTAGAAAACTTGCTCAACAGGATGGTGCAGTTTACCTATCAAAGACTGGATTAGTTTTGGCGAGGAGTTTTAATAAATGAACTTTAATGTTATTAACCTTGCGCACAGGAAAGACCGTTGGAAACACATCGCTGAAACTTTTACGGCCTTTCCATTAAAACGATTTGACGCTTTAACGCATCCGACAGGTGGATGGGTTGGTTGTTTGAAATCTCATGGTGCTTTACTAACAAAGCTTATTGAGGAAGATAAGAACAACCTTGGTATGTATGTAGTTATAGAAGATGACTGCGAACTACTGCAATCACAGGAAGTGTTCGAGGCCAGATGGGAGGAGTACAAAAAGTATTTATCCGAGCACATGAATGAATGGGATTTCTTCTCTGGCGGTGGCGCATATGTTAGACCTACCAGGATTGTTTGCTATGACCCATTCATTATTGAATGTGACTGGAGCGTGTGTACTCAGTTCGTTGTTCATACAAAACGTTCTGCCCAGACAATGATTGACTTTGCGGCTCAAACAGAATGGGACACCTCTTGTGACAACCATCTTGCTATGAAGCATAGGAACAAAATATGGTTGCCGTACCCTATGTTTTGTAGACAACTTGAAACAGGAAAATCAGACATCGCTTCGGACGAAGAGAAAGATAAGATAACTGTAGAGTTTGAAAAATCTGCCAAAGTTTTAGAAGACTTTGTGGCAGCAGAGAAAGCCAAGACGGCAACACCAAGCAAGGCACCAATCATGCAAAAAATAGATCTATCCACTGTACTTTCACGCCACATAATTTGGACGGAAGGTAAGCTTGAAGCCTTTAAAGAGTGTGCAATGTACGTCAAGGCTGTGGGTGCAAATACAGGCATGCTCCCCGCCGCTCCTGTAAAACCTCAAGTAGCACTTACTGTACAAGTTCCAAACTTGACATTGTTTACAAACTTTTTATCGCCAAAAGAATGCCAAGAAATTATTAATGAAGCATCCAAGTCATTGGAGAAATCAAAAGTTCTTGGGGATGGGGATGAGTGTACTTATCACGAAGCGCGCACAAACTCGGGAACATTTTTAGGCCGTGGTAGTTTGCCGCTAATTGATCGTATTGATGAGCACATCAGCATATTGACTGGCATACCCATAGAGTATGGTGAACCTATGCAAATTTCTAAGTATGCGGTTGACGAAGAATACAAGCCACACCATGACTATTTTGAGGAAAAGAATAATAGCAATGGCCAGCGTGTTGCTACGTTTTTAATTTATTTAAATACACCCGAAGATGGCGGAGAAACTACATTCCCAGATGCCAAGATAGATGTTCAAGCGGTAATGGGTAACGCCGTGCTATTTAGATATCCAAAAGCCGAGAGTAGCGAACTTACTTTACATGGGGGTACCCCTGTCAAAGCGGGAGTTAAGTGGATTGCTGTTAAGTGGCTACGTGATCGTGCTTTTGCTTAACCGGCTAAAAAAGGAGATTAAATGATAAGTCAGACTAGGTTTAAGCAGGTACACAACACCTTGAATGCGCCAGTCAAGAAGGTCTATGAGGCAGTCCCCGCATCGGAAGCGTGGACTTCAACCCAGATCATTGGTGAGATAAGCAGACTGGGCTACAGCATGAGGGATTCCAAGGCAATCATTGGTTGCCTGGACACACTCAAACGACAAGGCCTTATTCAAGAGCCTGAGCGCGGATCTTTTATCCGTGTAGAAGTAAAAGAAACAACAACATTTGACAAATTTATAGAAGAAACAAAGGAAAAAACCATGGCAACAAAACCAGTTACACAAATTAAACAGTCCAACTTGGACAGATTGATCAGCTTGTCAGAGAAAGCTAATGGCTTGGCTGCGCAGATGAAAGCCATGGCTACTGAGCTAGAGAATGTGGCACTTGAGATTGAGGCAGAGATCCAAGAGAACTCCACAAGCTCACAAAAGTTGAAGCAATTGCAAGAACTATTGAAAGGGTTGGCGTGAGCGGAGTACTTTGTCAGAAAGAAATATTTAATTGGTGGGTTGAAAATAAGTTGACACTATGTATAATAAATTGCACTTATTTACAAAGGAGAGAAGATGAACGATACGATACGCCGCTTTCCACGCACCTTGCAGGAAGCATTTCCGAACGATTACTTCGAGTGGATGGAAGGTCCTGTGAAGTATGAGGTTGACAGCGATACCATACTGATCCCGTGGATCACATTTGCAATAGGTTTAATTGCGGGGCTGGTCTTATGTCGGTAAAGCCTAAGAACCAAGTTGACGAGATACGCCAAAGATTTGAAGAGATCTTGGCGTTGCGAGGCCTTAGCTATGAGTGGGGCACGAACCGATACAAGTCATCAAACATACAAACCAAGTGGAGATATTTCTATCTTGGCTTTATATCTAACAAGGAAAAGAAATGAGTTACGACCCGTCCAAAATAGTATTTACATCAAAGAGTCTGTCTGTTGATGTCATCAACATCTCTGGCGGCACCCAGTCGCGTCTTAAGATCGATCAGGATTATGTAGAAGAGATCTATGAGAAGATGAAAGACGAGGTGGAATATGATGCGGTTACTATCTTCTTTGACGGCAAAGAGTATTGGTTAGCCGATGGCTTCCACCGCTATCATGCCACTCGCAAGCTTGGCAAAGCATCTATCAAGTGCAAGATTACCAATGGCCTATTGCGTGATGCCATCCTGTATAGCAAGAGTGCTAACAACAATCATGGTTTGCCTCCTACTTTGCAGGATAAGATTCACAATGCCAAAGAGTTGTGTGATGACTTTGAATGGGGTGAGTGGAGCAATCGTCAGATCGGTCGTATCTGCGATGTGTCCCATGTGACAGTGGCAAAGTTGCGTGTTGGCAAGGTGCCTGAGAAAGTTAAGTTCTTTGACAAAGATGGTGAGGTCAAGACCCGTGTGACCAAACCGACAAAGGCAGAGAAAACATTTGAGGTTCCTGCTACTGCTATTCCTGTGGATGACGGCAAGCAACAGGAGGCTATTGACTTCTTGGTTCAAGAGAATGAGAAGCTATCAGACCAGTTGGCGGTCAAAGGTGCAGCAGATCCCGAGCTTGCCGGCAAGACTATTGCCGAGCTGAGGGATGAGATCAAGCAACTGACTATTGAGCTGAACTCTGTAAAGATCAGCCGTGATCAATTCCAAGCAGAGAACGCTCAGCTTAAAAAGCAAGTGACCTATTTGCAGAAGCAATTGAAAGCTAAGTAATCCATAGCCCAAGCTGGGGGGCTTGTGTCCCAGTAGAGGAATTCCTATGTCACTAAAACTCAGGGACTATCAGTCCCATATCTTGGATAGTCTTCGCAAAGGATTTGCAGCAGGACTACGTAGTCAAATACTTTACGCACCCACAGGCGCAGGCAAAACAGAGATGGCCATCGAGCTATTGCGCGCCACAAAAGAGAAGGGCAACAAAGCGGCTATGATCTTGGATCGTATTGTTCTGTGCGATCAAACAAGTCAGCGTCTAGAGAAATACAGCATCGAGCATGGCGTATTACAGTCAGGTCATTGGAGGTTCAGACCCTATGAAAACATCCAAGTCTGCTCTGCTCAGACATTAGAAAAGCGTGGTGATTTTCCTGGTCTTCAGCTTCTGATCGTGGATGAATGTCACCAAACCCGAGAACAAACAATCGAGTTCATCAAGAACAATCCTGACGTTAAAGTTATAGGCCTGACCGCCACTCCTTTCACCAAAGGGTTGGGTCGTGTCTATGATCATGTGGTCTCCTCAGTCACAACAAAACACTTGGTGGATCAGGGTGTGCTTGTGCCGCTAAAAGTATTTGTTGCCAAAGAGATTGACATGACTGGCGCCAAAAAAGTTGCCGGCGAATGGTCGCAGAAGGAAGCTACTGATCGGGGTATGAAGATCACAGGCGACATCGTTACCGAGTGGATCAAGCTTACTCATCAAATCTTTAATCGTCCACGCAAGACGATTGTGTTTTGCTCAGGCGTAAACCATGGCACCGATCTCATGCGTAAGTTTGCGGAGCAGGGCTACAACTTTATCTCGATCAGCTACAAAGATGATGATGAGTTTAAGAAGCAGGTCATCGAAGACTTCTCTAAGCCTGATACAGAAATCCACGGCTTGATTGCTACAGATATCCTGACCAAAGGTTTTGATGTGCCTGATGTAATGATCGGCGTATCAGCCCGCCCATTTAGTAAGTCTTTGTCTTCCCATATTCAGCAGATGGGTCGCGTCATGCGTAGCAATCAGAGAGATCCAGAAGACAAGCCTTATGCCGTGTGGCTTGATCACTCAGGTAATTACCTCCGCTTTCGGGAAGACTGGGAGGATGTCTATGAGAACGGCGTCAACTCGTTAGATGAAGGCAAAGAGAAGGCAAAGAAAGAACCAACAGAAAAGGAAAAGCAAGAGGCCAAGTGTCCCAAATGTCAGGCCTATATGCCTCGGCATGCAGAGTCTTGCTCCCATTGTGGGTACATCAAAGAAAAGAAGAGTACTTTGTCTGTGCTTCCAGGTGAGATGGAAGAGCTGGCAATGATGTCACGCGCTAACAAACAGGCTTGGTGGTCACAACTACAATGGTTTGTGGCTAATGAAGGCAAGTCTTCCGGTTGGGCGGCTCATACTTATAAAGATAAGTTTGGCGTTTGGCCGGCTAATTTAAGTGATAACGTCAGCATGCCAACCATGGAAGTAACTAAGTTTGTCGAAGCAAAGAAGCGGGCTTACATTCGTGCGATCAGAAGAGGTAAGCATTGATGGACTTCCTAAACTTTTGTGCAGCACATGGCATCCTCCTCGATCACTACCCGCCAGTCGGGGTATGGAAAAGATATCCAACTCAGGATAAACCACGCAAAAGAAATGGTGCGGTCAAGTTCATGGGTGACCATGGCTTTGTGCAGAACCATGCCATTGATGTGGAAGTATCCGTATGGAAGAGTGATGGCAACAATATTGATTCAGAGAAGTTTGTAAAGCTTGCTCGCAAGGCAGATGATGATCGCCTCCTCATGCAAAAGGATGCGGCTAACAAGGCGGCGTCCATGCTCAAGCAGTCAGGCTATGGGCGCCATCCATATCTAAAGGCCAAGGGTTTCGAGGAAGAGGAAGGCAATATCTATGTCCTCAATGGCCTCCACTACTTACTAATCCCAATGCGTGTTGAGGGTAGGTTGGTGGGTTGTCAGGTCATCGATGAGGCCGGCGGCAAGAAGTTTTTGTTCGGGCAGCGCACCTCAAATGCGGAGTTTTGCTTTGATAACAAGGGCTTGCACATTCTGTGCGAGGGCTATGCTACGGCCTTGTCTATTCGTCACGTCCTCAAGTCCTATAAGCGTAGGTACAACATCCATGTTTGTTTCAGCGCAGGTAATTTAAAGAAGGTCGCCTCCACACTGGATGGTGGGTTCGTTGTGGCAGACAATGATGAGAGCGGGACTGGGGAGAAAGTAGCCAAAGAGATTGGTTGGCCTTACTGGATGAGTGATGTCGTTGGTGAGGACTTTAACGATACTCATCTGAGAGTGGGACTGTTCCGAGCGGGACAGTCCCTGATCAAAGCAATGGGCACTAGCGTATCTTTGCTTCGATGATGTGCCAGTTGCGAAGCCCCCACTCTTTTGCTTCAGCTTCGGCTTTTTCTCGGGTGGAGTAGGCGGCTATTACGTCGACCTCCTCCATCAGAATGTAAACGTATTGTGTCATGCCGCCTCCTTTAGTAACTGTAATTGCCCGATCTTATTGAATGCATTTTCCAGGATGTGCTTGCCAACATGGGGGTTCACACAATTGCGTAAGGCCTGTCGCTTGTTGCGTATCTTGCTATTTGCGACCTCCTCATATCCGGCAAAGTCGGAGATCTTATTCTTATTCCTGATGTCAGACTTCTCAAAATCTTTGGGTGGGACGTGGAAGTTTGACCAAAACAAATGGCGTTGCATTTCAAAGTTTGGTTTGATCAACGGCTCATAGTACGGCACCACATTCTCCACAATCCACTTTCCGTTTGCGTAGTGCTGCAGGAATATGATTTGTGAGTACAGGCTCATGTCCGGCATGACTGGCGCAAAACCTTTACCCCTCACACCCACATTGTGGCGGTATTGTCCATGGCTTGGGCATGGTGGGCTTGCCCATATGAAATCAAAGTCGGCATAGTGCGCCTCCAAATACTGGACGGCATCGCCAACAATGACCTCATCATTTGGATAGCGGGCGGCGTAGACCTTGGCAATCTCAGGGCAGAACTCCACCGCCGTTACTTGGTGATCGCCTCCCCATAGAGTGCGGTTACCACCAATGCCGGCGTATAGGTTTAATATCTTCATGTCATAAGCTCCTGATTCCAATGGATCTCTTGCTCAATGTATTGCTTAAAGATCGCTTCCATCGCCGCCTCTCGGGTGCCTGAAAAGTACAGGCCGGCAAAGTCGCCGGTGTCCACACCCAATCGATCTTGGATGTGTGCGACTGCTACATTCAAAGCCTCAGCCGCCAGTTCGGCAATTCCTTCTTCGGTATATTGGTGCCATGGTTTCATGGTGTCACCTCATAAACGTTATCAATAGACCATTCGCCTCCGACACCCTGATCGATAGGAATAAATGCCCCCCCATCCATATCTTTGGCTATGTCATAGGCTTTGTCTTCACTCTCAGCTTCAACGTGCTCATAAAAGTATGTTGTCAGCTTGGCAATTACTTTGTAAGTTTTCATTTTGCCTCCCAAACTTTATAACCATTTGGCATTCTTACCATGCCATGTTGTTTTTTGAATCGTTTGATGGCGTCCTTTTTATCGTAGCCATGCATAGTCATGGCTCGGTGGATCCATGAGGGAATGTGGAAATAGTAGTGTTTCATAATTCCTCCACTTCTGTGTCTGTGTATTCGCCCTCTACTGGAACACTATCTTTTAGCAACATTTCGTAAGCAATGTTTTCGGCATCGTCTTTGTCTTTTGCCTCGACTGTATAGTGTTTGTAGGCCTCATATTTAAAGCTGACTTCATAGGTTTTCATTTTGCTTGCTTCCTTTTCCAAACTTCGTAGTTGTTTTTTAAACACCATTCATCACCAGTAGTTGGCGTGTGGTTTTCCCATTTCTTGATGTAAGCAATGCGCTCAGCTTCAGTCTTGGGTTCGTAGTAAAACTCTGGGTCACTCTTGCCAAAGTATTTGTCATGCCAAGGGTCGTGCGTCCATTCTGTGGTCATTTCACTTCTCCTTTGGTTGGTTTGGTTACAAATTCAAAGTGGTTTTTTGTGTCGCAAATGACCTGAATTAGTCGGGCAGCGGAGTAGTCTTCGACCAATTCCCAAGGGGAAATTGATTCATCTTCTTCGTAAATCAGGTCAATGATTTCGTCAAAGGTTTTATCTTCGGGAAAATCTGTAAGCCACTCGTTAAGTGCAAAGCGTTCTGAAGTTTCCATGTCAGCCTCCATATGTCATTGGTGAATGTTTGAATCCGGCCTTCAGAAAGTAATCTTCCATCCCATCGGTTTCTTCGTTAAAGGTATCGGTTTCTTCGTCATACAGGTTTTGTAGGAACTTGGGAGAGCTTTCTGAAAAATCGTTGCCATTTTTGTAATGACCGGCATATTGAACGCCCTGCTCTACATAGGTGGCTTCGACCTTGAAGCCCTCCTCCTCCAATACTTTGTAGATCTCAATCGGAGGTGCCCATGCAGTTTCAAAGTACAAGATTGCGCTATTCTTTTTGCGGGTTGCTCGAAGCAAAGTGGCATCCCATTTTGTGCCCCAGTTTTTTATCCGCCAGTCGTACCATCCTTGACCTTCTAACAATTCCAAGGGTGTGGGTTTGATCATGTCGAAAATTACGGCCTTGTCGCTACTGTCGAATTGCTTTTCTAATTCGTCCAAAAGCTTTCGGTTGTTGTCGGTTGTTGCAGTTAATTTGAGGGAGTTTGAGCACCAGTTTGGCATGATAGTTTTCCTTAGTTAAGTGGTTTAGATTGATTGTTTAAATCCAGTCGCCATACTTCTGCATGGCTTTCTTATATTCTGCATAGTTCTTGAATGAACGTTCATCAATGCAAATCTTGAGGAAGGTATCAGACATGAAGTAGCCTTGTGCTAGTTCATCATGAGACTTGCCCAGTTCCTTGTATGATTCGCCTTCGTATTGCCACTTGAGTACAAACTTCAGCGCATCCCATTTGTCTTCTTCGTATCCATCAGGCAGTAAATCGATGTCGTTAACTCTGCCATAGCCATCGTATGAACCTTCAAGCTTTGAGCCATCGGGATACAGTACAACGATCTCATTTAGTTTAGGAAAACCTTTGCAATCAGCAACGACTGGTAAGTTTGTTTTGGCGCAAGTTTTAGAAAAAAAGCCCATTATTTTGCTCCTTTGATGTAGATGGATAAAGCTTCGGGGAAGGGTAAAAGATTGAGAATTGTTTTAGTCTTGAGTACTTCGTGCAGATTAGGCCGGCACAATTGTTTAGCTAGGTCTGCCGCCGCCATTGGTTTGGTTTCGTAGACTGAGCCGTCTTCACCAATAAAAAGAATGCGCCTCCTCATGCCGGCTTTTAAGTCTTTGGCTTGCAGTGCTTGGGTTACTAATTCGCTGATGATGGTATCGGCATCGGGTGTCATGGTGAAAATATGACCGCCCAAATCCACCTCCTCAGCCGGCAACTTGTCAGCCTCCGCCTTTAGCAGTGGATACAGGGTGTTAGGGTGGTAAGAGTGGCAACCTCCACATCCTTGGTTTGAAACAGTGCCGGCTTTCTTTCCGTCAATGTATACGCTAGCCTCGAAGCAATACGTTTCCTGACTGGCGAACTCGGAGTACTTGAGGTTTTTTAGTTCTATCGTTTTGCCTCCACTTGTGACGGCGGGGGCTTTATTTTCTACACTTGCAAGCATGGTTTTTCCCTTTGGTTTGGTTTAGGTTTTGAAATTGTCGGGGCACCTTGTGCCCCTTGTCAGTCACTTATGCGACAGGCGGGCTTCATGCCGGCCTTGTTCAATTAAACGGCGGGCTTCGGCTCGCTCTTCTATTATTTCCCTCTCAATCATGGCTCGAAGGTTTTCGGCGGGGGTTTGCCCCTTCTCAAATCTAAAGCCGGCGGTTATGTAATCGTGTTCGGTGTATTTCATGGGATCAAAACATCAAAATAATGAAGGGCTCCGGCGGTCAATGCGCCGGCAATAAGTAAGACAGTTAGAAAATCAAGGGCGGCTTGCGCCCTCCGAATAGTTCTCTCGTTGCGGGTTTTTGTGTGGTTTTTCATGGTGGTTTTGTCCGGTTTTTGACCTGGATTAAATCGTGCAGCACCCGCAACATGGGGCATCTTCACACCGGCCTTTTGCGTTCCGATAGAAGGTCTTATTCCCAAAGCGAATAGAGTTAACTCGGGGCGAATCATCCTCGTTTGTAATGTAGGCGGTGCGGGTGTAGGTGTCGAAAATGATTTCGTCCCCTTTATTTATTCGGGCTCCAGTGCGGGAACAAATACCCGCAAATTTGGCTTTCATAAGTTTTTGCATGGCTTAGGCTTTCATTATTTTTATGCGTTTACGATAACCGGCGGCGTGATCTTGAATGACAATGTCTCGGGCGGCTTTGGTGGTGCCGGCGCACAATTGGCAATTGGCGCAAGTGGTTTTCTTTCCGGCTTCTAAACTGGCGGGGCAAATCGTTTCGGCGGCTTGTCGGTCGTTGCCCACCGATACCCTGAAGGCTCGCATTCCGTGAAGGTTTGCAAGGGCGGCATCGTCTAAGCTATCGGCTGAGGCCATCACTAATTTTTTCCATCGGTCAACATCAAAGCCGGTTCGCTTCCATTGGTGCGAATAGCCGGTGTGTCCGGCGGCTTCTTTTATGATTTCTTCCCATAAGCCCACCGGTGCGGCGGCGGGGTCGCCATAAGTCCCAAGGCGCACGATAGAACCGGCGAGGGCGGCTTTAATTTGTTCCGGTGTGGCTTTGGTATATCTTCCTCTTTTGTAAGCTTTAAACACGCTGAGCGGGGCGCGCCCCTTGTTCACGTAACAAGGCGGCTCACCGGTAATTTTTGCGGCCTTGGGGCGGTGCCGGCATGCGCCGCAGATTCCGAAGTCGTCCCCTGTTCGGGCGGCGGTCACTGGATCAACGTCCGACCGGATAATGAAGGTTTGCACCATGTTTCCGGTTTTTGCGTTTGCGCTATTTTTGAGGGCGGTCACAATAACGACAATTGGGCTTTTGTCGATGAGGCTTTTTCCCTCATATGCGATATATCCTAAGGGGCTCATTAGTTTTTCTCCAATAAAAATTGTTTAAGGGCGGGGACTGATTTGCCGGTAAATCGGGATAAATCGGCGAGGGTCAAATTAGGGTTGTTATCGTAAAATTCTGCGATAAATTGGCGGCTGGCGGCGGTTGATTGATATCCGTTATAAAGCCGGATAGGGCTTTCTGAGTCGGTGTGTGATGCGTGAAAATATGCATTCCATCCGGCGGCAATTGCGGCTCGCAAATAGGTGCCCATGTCGCAATCTTCCTCTAAGTAAACCTTTGCGCCCTTTTCGTATGAAAAGCCGGTTATTTGTTCTTCAATCCCCAAAGCGATAAGGTCGGAGCGTTTCACTTCAAGCCATCCATGCGAAGGGTCGGTGAAATAGTTTAATTTTTGGTTTTTCATAATTTGAAGCTTTCTTTATGTTCGTTGATTTCATACCCTAGGCCTTGGATTAGGCGAAGGGCTTCAAGGGTGAGGGTTTTGGTTCCGGCAATTCGGGCGAAGGCCTGAGCGGTTTCGTCCTTTGGATATATGACCTGATTGCCATAAATTGTTTTTACTTCAATGGTAATTTTCATGCTGAAACCTTTCGGGCGGATAAGCGGATTTTGTAGAACGGCTCACCGGTCGATGTGTGGGCGGTGATCAATTGGCGGCTTGCGTTTAGTTTGGTTGCAATTGCTTGCCAGTCGGTCGAAGTGCGTTGTTCTGTAATGACGGCGGCTCTGTGGGTGGTGCCATCGATGGCGGGGTGACCGGCGGCAATTAAGGCGGCTTTGTAAATGTCTTCACGGTTTTTGAGTTCGGCTATATCGGCTCGAATCTTTGCGAGTGCGTCTACCATTTCAATAAGTTCGTCAGGGGTGAAAATTTCGTTCATGGTGGTTTCTTTCATTTGTAGTCAAAAATGGGGGCGGAAAGGATCGGCAACATTCGGTCAATGTTTGAGTCTGTATATTGAAGTTTTTTTCCGTTTAGGCGCATGATCAAAGAGCCCTTTTCAAGTTCGGCGGTGAATTGGGGATCCGTTTCGGAAAAGACCAAATAGGCGTCATTCCCTTTGAAGCGGTTTTCTGTGAGTAGCACGATTACAGAATCAACGATTCCGTTTCTAGTGATTTGTTGCATGGTTTATTCCCTTTGGTTGGTTAATGGTTTGCCCCTTTGGCATTCCATGGGTGACACTCTGACAGGGTAAAACAAGCTTGTCAGTCACATAGGTGACAGCGTGCAGCATAGGTGCAACAATCAATTTTTGAGGGTGAAAACCGGTTTTCTTAGCATAGAAAACGGCGGGGGCTTGTCACATTGGTGACAGTTCTGTATTTGTTCTGTATGATTGGCGCCGGATCAACTAGCGAAGCGAAACAGTATGAAAAGGGCTCAAGTAAGAGAAGCATTAGATCAAGTGCCAATAGATCAAATACTAGGTGTGAAGGGAAAGCTCACGCACAAGCAAAAAACGTTTGCCCGTTTGGTAGCTCAGGGAGAGACGGGAGCCAATAGTTACCGCAAGGCCTATGACGTGACCACTAAAAGAGCGAAGACCGCCGGCAATGCCGCAAGTGATCTCAAAAAGCATTCGGGCATAGCTCGGGAGATAGAAGCGATACGACTGGCTGAAAGTGCTCGGGCATATCATACCCCTGAACATTTGCGCTCCCTCGTCATTCATTCGCTTGTCAAGGTCATTACAGACCCTGAGAGCAAAGCCGGACAAATCACGGCGGCGGCTAAGGTCTTAGGCACTGTTACGGAAGTGGCGGCATTCACTGAGCGCAAAGAGATAACGACCATTACATCTAGCACCGATGCAAGGGCTCAGCTATTGGACAAGCTCCGCACTCTAGTGCATGGTAATGCTATCGATGTAACAGTAAAAGATGCGGACTCTCTATTGGCTGAGCTTGACCCGCCCCCGTTGGCGGATGCGCCTGCTGCCCAGGCTGACCCCCTACCCCCCGATTTGCCAAGTAGGAGTCCCCCCTCTGACGTACATAGT